TTATTGTACCTCTGGACTTGTTGATAGGAATAAAGGTCATACTCTTTCATATCTTCATAAAGCAATTAAGTCTCTCAATCAACTCAGAATGATTGAAGATTCACTTGTTATCTACAGACTATCACGGGCACCAGAACGTAGAATTTTCTACATTGATGTGGGCAATCTACCAAAAGTAAAAGCAGAACAATATCTTCGTGACGTTATGATGCGTTATCGTAATAAACTTGTATATGATGCTAACACTGGAGAAATTCGTGATGATAAAAAGCATATGAGTATGCTCGAAGATTTCTGGCTTCCACGTAGAGAGGGTGGTAGGGGAACTGAAATTTCTACTTTGCCAGGAGGCCAGAATCTTGGAGAAATTACAGATATAGAATATTTTAAGAAAAAACTTTACAAATCATTAAATGTTCCATCATCAAGAATTGAAGGCGATGGTGGGTTTAATCTTGGAAGATCTTCAGAGATTCTGAGAGATGAACTTAAGTTTAGTAAATTTGTTGGTAGATTGAGAAAAAGATTCTCGAACATGTTCAATGACATGCTAAGAACTCAACTTATTCTTAAAAACATTATTACCCCAGATGATTGGGAAGTCATGAGTGAGCATATTCAATATGACTTCTTATATGACAATCATTTCTCTGAGCTAAAAGAGGCTGAACTTTTAAACGAAAGATTGAGTCTAGTTGCAACAGCAGAACCATACGTTGGTAAGTATTTTTCTCAGGATTATATTAGAAGAAAAATTCTTCGCCAAACTGATGAAGAAATCATCGAACAAGATAAAATTATTGAGATTGAAATTGAACAGGGAATTATTCCAGAGGCACTCCCAGATTTAGAATCGGAACTTGATGGTTCTGCTTCTGAAATGAACCTTGGGAAACCAATAATGGAACCAGACTTAGGTTCACAACAATCTGCGGTAGAAGCACCGCAACTTCCCAAGGGTGGGGAGATATAAATATTACGAGTTAATCATAAAGTAAGATGGAAGAACTTTTAGATATGATTGTTACTGACAAATCTCCTTCAGAAATCAGTGACAAAATTAAAAATTTACTTTTTGCAAAATCTGCAGAAAAAATTGATAATTATAGACCTTCTGTAGCAGCATCTTTTTTTGGGGACAATGAGGATTCGGAAATAGAAGAAGAATAAATAACTATTAAGTATTATACAATAGAGATGCAAAGGACAAAAATAATTGAAACTGAGGTATCAACAGCATCTTCAGCTGGAGCAGCAACTAGTATTGGAAGAGCAACTTGCGTAAGATTGCATAATGATACATCTGGAATTGCAACTATCGGCATTTCCTCAATTGTGGGTGCTGCAACAACATCATATTTTAGTATGCCAGGAAATAGCGTTGAATTTTTAGAAAAACTTTCGACAGACGTTATTTGGACATCTCCTGCAATTAAAGTAGCAAAAGTAGGTCTCACCAACTAAAAAAATGAAACTAATTAGAGAAGAAATAGAAAAGGTAGAAGTTCTTAAAGAAGGAACTGGAAAAAACACCAGACTCTACATTATAGGACCATTCTTACAAGCAGAATGTGTTAATCGTAATGGACGTATGTATCCAATGTCCATTATGGAGCGTGAAGTAAATCGTTATAATGCGCAATATGTTCAAAAAGGTCGCGCTCTTGGTGAACTTGGACACCCTGATGGTCCAACAGTAAACTTGGATAGAGTTTCTCATAAGATTGTAGATCTTTGCCGCGAAGGAAACAACTTTATTGGTAAAGCACAAATTCTCTCAACTCCAATGGGTAAGATTGCAGAGTCACTTCTCAATGATGGAGTTTGTCTCGGCGTTTCTTCTCGTGGTATTGGTTCATTAAGAGAAAACAGCAAAGGGTTTAAAGAAGTAGGTGAAGATTTTATGCTAGCAACTGCTGCTGATATTGTTGCAGATCCTTCTGCACCTGATGCTTTTGTTCAAGGAATTATGGAAGGAAAAGAGTGGGTTTGGGATGGTGGAATCCTAAGAGAGCGTCTTGCTGAAAATACAAAAAAACAAATTAATATGCTTGTAGATCAAAGAAGTCTTGAAGAAAATAAAATTAGACTTTTTAACGAATTTTTAAATTCACTTTGACTATATTTGGCGTAAATCTTTAAATTATAAATAAATATAGATTTAATACAAAGGTAAATCGGAGAGTTCAAATGTCTCGTGGCAATCAATTACAAGAAATGGAAGCAGGCACTAAGCAATCCAAAACCGCCGTTAACTCTGGCGCAAAACCTGCAGAAGCTATGCAAAAGCTAACTGCAGGTATTGCTCCAGGACAAACTGCTGATTGGGAAGATCTTGGTGGTCCAACTCCAGATAATTACAAATCTGATGATAATTCGGCTGCACTGAAGGAACCATCACTTAAAACAGTTAGTGATGTAGTTACTCGCGGCGCTAAAGGTGCTGATGCTATGCAGAAGCTGTCTGGCGCTGTTAAGGAGGAAGAAGAGATTGATGATGAAGATCTCATCGATGAAGAGCAAGAACTCGAAGAAGGTGAGGAAGAAGTAGCAGCAGAAGCAGAAGAAGTTGCTTCCGAAGAAGAGGAAGACGAGGAAGAGGAAGAAGTAGTAGAAGAGTCATTTGATATTGAAGAAGATATTAATGCTCTTCTGAATGCGGGAGATGAGGCAGATCTTTCCGAAGAATTCAAAGATAAAGCAAAAACTATCTTCGAATCTGCTCTAAGATCTAAGGTTTCAGAAATCCGCGAATCTCTTGAAGAGTATTATGAAGCAGTCTATGAGGAAAAACTCATTGAGACTGTAGTAGAAATTAAATCTGAACTCCAAGAACGTGCTGATTCATACTTGGAGTATGTTGCTGACGAGTGGATGTCAGAAAACAAACTTGCCGTTCAGAGTGGACTGAAGGAAGAGCTAAGCGAATCCTTCATGTCTGGTCTGAAAGGACTTTTTGAAGAACATTATGTATCAATCCCTGAAGATAAATATGATGTGCTTGAGAGCATGGTAGAAAAACTTGATGATATGGAGACAAAACTCAACGAGCAAATTGAGAAGAATATCTCCCTCAACAAGCGTCTCTCTGAGTCGGTTGCTGATGGAATCTTTGACCAAGTTTCTGAGGGCCTCGCTGCTACTCAGAAAGACAAGCTCGCTTCACTTGCCGAAAGTGTTGAGTTTGAAAGTGAAGAAGAATATCGTGAAAAACTGGAGACTTTGAGGGAAGCATATTTTCCGTCAAGAACAGCAACTCCAAAAGCTAAAGCAGAATCGATTTCAGAAGGTGTAGACATTTCACCCGAGACTTTCTCAGGTTCAATGGCACACTATCTGAATACACTTTCAAGATTTAGCAAATAATTGAATTTAATATAATTCAAACAAAACATCCACACAACAAAAGGTAAACGCAAATGTTCCATTCAGAGCATCTGCAGGAAAAGTGGGCACCTCTCCTCAACTATGAGGGTCTTGATCCAATCAAAGATTCACATAGAAAAGCGGTAACCGCAGTCCTGCTAGAAAACCAAGAAAAATTTCTTAAAGAGCAACAGTCTTTCGCCCAATCAGGTTCATTCCTAACTGAGGCCCCAACAAATATCGGTAATGCTGCCGGTGCTGAAGGTGGTTTCAGTGGATCTGCTCCTACTGCAGGTTTCGATCCTGTTCTGATTTCACTAATCAGACGTTCAATGCCTAACTTGGTCGCATATGACCTCGCAGGCGTTCAGCCAATGACCGGTCCTACTGGACTAATCTTCGCAATGCGTTCACGCTACACTAACCAGAGTGGTCAAGAGGCTCTATTCGATGAGCCAGATACTCGCTTCTCAGCACAGAACGCAGCTAATACTCTTGCAGCTGGAAACACTGGCATTGGTACTACCGCTGCTCTGTCTGCAAACACAAACCCAGGTCTTCTAAACGCTGCCGGTGAATATAACGTTCACGGTGGTATGAAGACTGGTGACGCTGAGGCACTGGGTGATGCTGATGCAAACGCTTTCGCACAGATGGCATTCTCAATCGAGAAAGTCACTGTTACTGCAAAGTCGAGAGCACTGAAAGCTGAGTACTCATTAGAACTCGCTCAAGACCTCAAGGCGATTCACGGTTTGAATGCTGAAGCAGAACTCGCTAACATTTTGTCTAGCGAAATTCTTGCTGAAATCAACCGCGAAGTTATCCGTAGCATCTACATCACTGCAGAAGCTGGTGCTCAGCAAAACGTTGCTACCGCTGGTACTTTTGACCTTGACGTTGATTCCAACGGTCGTTGGTCGGTTGAAAAGTTCAAGGGTCTTCTGTTCCAAATTGAGCGCGATGCTAACCAGATCGCAACCAGAACTCGTCGTGGAAAGGGCAACATCATCCTCTGCTCTGCAGACGTTGCTTCCGCTCTAACTATGGCTGGTGTTCTTGATTACACCCCTGCACTCAACGCTAACCTTAGCGTTGATGAAACTGGTAACACTTTTGCGGGTGTTCTCCAAGGTAAGTATCGTGTTTATATCGATCCTTATGCTGCTAACATCACTAACCGTGCTGGTGCTGCTGGTAACGTAGGTGGTAATCAGTATTATGTTGTTGGTTATAAGGGTTCTTCCCCTTATGATGCAGGTCTGTTCTATTGCCCATACGTTCCTCTTCAAATGGTTCGTGCCGTTGGTGAGAACAGCTTCCAGCCTAAGATTGGCTTTAAGACCCGTTACGGTCTTGTTGCTAACCCATTCGCTGAAGGTGGACTTGCTTCGGGTCAGTCAACCTCACTTGGACGCCTTGCTGCCGACACTAACCGCTACTACAGAAGAGTACTGGTTAAGAACCTCATGTGATTCTTTCATAAAGGTTTTACTGGGTCCCGAAAGGGACCCTTTTTTTATCTAAATAATTAAAAAAATGGCAAATATTTTTAAAAACCAAATAGAGAATAGAAATTTTCTATCCCCCACTGCGTTTAAATTTATTTTAAACAGAGCACCTAAGGTCTCATTTTTCAGCAATTCTGCAAATATTCCTGGGATGACTTTAGGGGTTGCAGTTCAACCAACTTATCTAAAAGATATCGAAATACCAGGTGATAAAATTTTATTTGAGGATTTTACAATTCGTTTTTTAGTTGACGAAGACCTAAAAAATTATATGGAAATTCATAATTGGATTCGTGGTCTTGGATATCCAGAAAGTTTGAATGATATTACTAGTTGGCAGAAACAAGACATTCATGTAGATTTATCAAGAAAAAAGGGACAAAAAGAATTAAATCTATATTCAGACGGAACTCTATCAGTTTTAAATAGTTCATTAAATCCAAACTTTTTAGTTAAGTTTAAAGATTTATGGCCATATATATTATCTCCAGTCAACTTCGATGCGACAGATACAAATATTGAATACTTTACAGCAGATGTTACTTTCAAGTATACTATATACGAAATAACTGACTTGAGTGGAAATCCCTTATGACAATTGATCTTGATAAGATTCAAGAAATGTGGATAAAAGATTCCAAAATAGATATGGATAATCTTCACATAGAATCCACAAATATCCCTTCTCTTCATGCAAAATATTTTGAACTTTATAATACAATTTTTCTTTTGAGAAAAAAGGCAGAACAGCAGAAGAGAAATATTCGTCATGAAAGGTATGAATATTATTCAGGAAAATCAGACCCAGAAGTTTATATTGACAATCCCTTCCCAAAAAAGATTCGAGATAAAGATACTATGCAAAAGTATCTGGATGCGGATGAAAAACTATCTACGGTATGTTTAAAAATTGATTATTACGATACAATGCTAGTTTATGTTGAAAGTATTCTCAGAATGATTCAAAATAGAACTTACCAAATTAAAAATGCAATAGAATTTATAAGATTTAACTCTGGACTAGGGTAAATAAATAGATTTAGATGCATGGATTTATGTGATTGATACTACAACAAATCTTGTAATTTCAAAATCCAACGAAGTATTTTTAAGGATTAATACGGAACCTCATATTGAATATGAACTTAGAGACCATTTTAAGTTTGAGGTTCCCAATGCAAAATTTATGCCACAGTATCGTGGAAGAAATTGGAATGGAGAAATTCATTTGTATGATATGAGGTCCAAGCAGATTTATGTTGGACTGTTAGATAAGATTGTATCCTTCTGTAAGCAATATGGATACACTTATAAGTTTGAAGACAATAAGTTCTACGGAACACCCTACGAAGAGAATGAGGAGATTTCTTTTGAGGGTGTAAAGGGATATATGCAATCTATTTGCTCACATTCCCCAAGAAAATATCAGATTGAGGGAGTATACGATGCTCTACGACATAACCGAAAATTACTGATATCACCCACAGCCTCAGGAAAATCCTTGATGATTTATTCCCTTGTAAGGTATTATGTAGATAAAGGACAAAAAATTCTTTTAGTTGTTCCGACGACATCTCTTGTAGAGCAGATGTACAAGGATTTTTTAGACTATGGTTGGAATGCTGATTCATATTGTCATCGTATCTATTCCGGTAGAGAAAAAACAAATGAATATCCAGTTACGATTACAACTTGGCAATCTGTATATAAACTAGAACGTTCATTCTTTGAGGACTATGGATGTATTATAGGTGATGAAGCTCATTTATTCAAGAGCAAATCCCTCATACAAATTATGACAAAGTTACACCATGCAAAGTATCGTTTTGGATTCACAGGTACTTTGGATGGTACACAAACTCATAAATGGGTTTTAGAAGGATTATTTGGTCCATCATATAAAGTTACAAAAACTGATGAATTGATGAGACAGGGACATTTATCTCAATTAGATATTCAATGTATAGTTTTAAAACACTCTCCTCAAAAATTTGAAACTTATGAAAATGAGATACAATATTTAATCTCGCATGAAAGAAGAAATAAGTTTATAACAAATCTTTGTTTAGATTTGAAAGGAAATACTCTTGTGCTGTTCAGTAGAGTAGAAGCACACGGAGCAGTTTTATATGAAAGAATAAATAGTAATAAGCAAGATGATAGAAAAGTATTTTTTGTTCATGGTGGCGTTGGTGCTGAAGAAAGAGAACTTGTGAGAGAAATTACAGAAAGAGAAAGCAATGCAATAATCGTTGCTTCCTATGGAACCTTTTCTACAGGTATTAATATTAAAAATCTTCATAACGTTATCTTCGCTTCACCCAGCAAATCAAGAGTTAGAAATCTACAAAGTATTGGACGAGTGCTTAGAAAGGGAAAAAATAAAACTAAAGCAGTTCTTTACGACATCTCTGATGATTGTACGTACAATTCAAAAAAAAACTATACATTAAACCACTTAATAGAAAGAATTAAAATATACAATGAAGAAAATTTCAACTATGAAATAATCACCATACAGATTAAAGACTAATGATAGAAGAAGATTTTTATGCAACAATTAAATTAAAAACTGGTGAGGAATTGTTTGCCAAGGTAGCAGCTTCTGAAGAAGAAGATCGTACTATGCTTATAGTTTCAAATCCAATAATTGTTTCTGAAATTAAAAGTAGAACAGGTTCTATTGGATATAAGTTGGAACCATGGTTAAAAACAACTAAAGAAGATATGTTTATTATTAATTTAGAAGATATTTTAACTATATCTGAATCTTTTGATATTGAAATGATCACTATATATCAAAACTTTGTCCGTCAATCATCTAAAGATACTAACAATCAATCCAAGATAAGCAGAAGAATGGGATATCTTGCCAATGTAAATGATGCTAAAGAGATTCTAGAGAAGCTCTATAAAAATAGCTAAAGATAATCTTTTTAACCTCCACAAAGGTAATTGTACAGGATTTTGAGTACCTTGTCAAGCATTTGTATAAGTGGTATAATCTATACATAATAATGAATAAAACTTATGATAACAACAGCAGTCATGACCAAGAGAAAGAGGTCAGAGCACTACGTCAATAATAAAGAGTTTCTTGCTGCTATTATTAAGTATCGTGAGGACGTTGAGATAACGTTTATTAAAAAGTTTGGCAGAGAACTAACAAAAGAAGACCGTGCAACAACCTGGGATACAAAACCTCCCATTCCTCGCTACATCGGAGAGTGTTTCCTAAAAATTGCAAATCACTTGTCATTCAAACCAAACTTCGTGAACTATATGTTCAAGGA